TCAAACTTTCTCCAAGTCCTCAGGCAATATAGGCAAGGTAGCTTTAGGTCTTCCAGTGCCATCATCAAATTCCACTTCATAAGCCTCGTTTGGCTTAGTAAAGGCAACAACCACTACACCTATTTCGCCTTTTGTTATTCCATAATTAGGAAAACTTTTGAGTGTTCTAACACTATCAAGCTCATTAAACTTCATATCAACCTCCGACTGGTATTATTTAACATAAATTGTTGTCATTCTCGGGACTTCTGAGCCAGGTTCTAGAATCCACCCTGTTCTTACAATCGCAGTTTTACCGTTTGGACCTGTTACTGTGATATCGACTGTAAATCGTTGCCCATATTTATCCGCTACGCCAAGAACCGCTTTACTGGTTGGTAATTTAACTTGGATCTGTTGCATCAAATGACTAGAATTTGACTGATTGTATCCCAAGGCACTCTCGAAAACTCTTGCTTTATTGGCTCCACCGGAAGTATTGTTGGGATTAAGAGCGTATTCAGTTACCTTTCGCGTATCAACAGTAACTTTTTCGACGTTGGGCAACAGGTCCCCCGCGCCCTCATAAGGCTCATTATGTAGCCTGCTTCCATTATATGCCTGACCGTTTCCGTTGGCAAGCCTTTGTACATTGTCCGCCACGCTCGTTTCCGAGAAATAGGCCGACTGAATGTATATCGTTCCCGTGTTTACATCAGGAGCGGCTTCGACCACATAATATCTTCCGTTTACTTTTTTCTCGAAGATCACAACATCGGCTGATTGTGACGGGTCCGAAGATAATCTTAATGAAGCTGTGCCTGATCCCTTCGGGTTTGTTGAACTGCCTATTGCGATGGCGTCATAGTGCTCGAGCACATAAGGCATTCTGGCGATGTCCTCAATGCTCATACCGTGATCGGCTCTTCCGCCAGGACCATGCACATTGATGATCTGCTTCAAGGTGCTCTGCTCTATGACCGTCTCAAATCCCGAGGTATCCATTCCGGCGGCCTTTTGTATGCCTGCCGCCGCTCTGTCGGGAACAGACCCAAGCGTCAACGCCCCCGCTTCCGGTTCGGTATACTGTAATTGAATGCTTAAATCACGGAGCTCATCATTCACCGACGAAACATATTCGTTATGAACCGTTCGTTCCGCTTCTGTTTGTTCCGACATATTCGTTTTTGCCGATGTGCCGTCTGCTTCAGTATCCAATAAGAGGGCGGTTTGATTGGATGCTTTATCTGGATTTGACTGTGTGGAAGCGGTATTGTTCTGACCATCGGTTCCATACCAGTCATTGAGGTAAACATCATTAACATCTTGCGTCACATTTGCCCGTGATGCGCCTCCTGCGCCGTTTTGCACAACGGTGCTTGACGGTTGCGACTGTGTAGAGTTGCCAGATGGTGAATTTGTCGCAACATTCACGCCGCCGAACACCCCGCCAACAAATCCGCCCTGCAACATGTTACTGCCCATTTGCTTAATATCAAACGGTGTATCGTTGTCTAAAATTAGATTCTGAAGGAAAACATCAATCGGATATTCTATGCCTTCTTCAATAGCCTCTCCAACGCCATTAGAAAGAATGCCCCCGACAACTCTTGCCCCCGTTGAAGTAGTGGCCCAATTGACAATAGTTGTCGGTAGTTTTGACAAAAGGTTGGTCGCAATTTTGCTTGTAGCCGCTTGTGACAATTTAGATGCACCGATACTTGTTAGGCCCTCAACGGCTTTAACCACTGCGCCGGTTGCAACGCCGATAAGAATTTGTTGATCTATGGACTTCCCTTGCTCTTTTGCTTCCAGCGCGGCGTTTCCACCAGCCTGTATGCCCATTGCGGTAGTGAATGGAATGCCGAGGGCGTAGGATATTAACGCAGTTGTCGCCATGTTCGCAGCCGTCTGTACACCTTCAAGTGCCAGCTTTCCTAAACCGCTTGTTCCTTCTATTGCTTTCTCTAGGTCACTTTGACTTTTTTTATATACATCGGTTACACTGGGCACATCTGCTTCTGGAAACATTAGTCCATATAAACCGCCGTTCTCTTTAAAAAGCTCGTATGATGTTTTAGAATGATCGGTGTCTTTCTGGCCTGTTAACCCCAGAAATTTATCATATAGCCAGTCGTCAGCCGTAGCGGCTGCTCCGGCAAAACCGCTGATCGTCGATTCCACGCCGCTGGCGGTCGCCGCTAACCCTCTGCCAAATACCGGGTCTATGCCGGAATTGGCGGCGTAATTTTCCCAATCCGCCTGTTTATGTTGTAATTCAGATTGCTTTTGTGCAATCTCTGCCTGTATATCTTCGCGTGTTCTGCCGTCAATTTCGCCCGTACGAGAGGCGAGAGAATCAAGCGTTTGAAGGTTTGACAATTCCGCGTCAAGCTTATCAATCTCCGATTGTATGTCTTCTGACTTCATGAAGGCCGCATTTTCGCTTGACCTCTTTCGTGCGGAATCCGGGACATAGATGCCCGGTGCCAACGTCTGATAATCATTATTCTGCGCGGCCTTAGCGTTGAAATCGGAAAGAACAAGAGCTTGCCGCTTTCTCTCGTCAGATATCTTCTGCGCCTCGATCAAAGCGGGGTCAACAGTGATTACACTAGGCTTTATGCTTGCGGTGTTCGTTGTTGGCTTGTATTGTTCCTTTAGCAACTCAAACGTGCTTTTTTCAGAATGAGCAATAGGCACAGACGATGAGCCTGTGCCTGGTGCTATTCTATTTGCATATTGAGATTTAAGTAAATCAAACGTTGACAAACATTTATCCTCCTCGCATTCGGACTATATAATGCCTGCGGCAACAAGCTGATTCATGATTGCTTTCGCTTCCGCTTGTGTTATCTTTTTATAAACGTCTACCATAGCGCCTAAATAATCCATGATATCCTCTGCACTTGCGCCCTTAAATCCCATACGGTAAACAGCCTCATCGTAAGTGCTTTGTGCCGCCGCGCTCATTTTTTCGCCGCTGTCACTCGGTTGCGGTGTGGGGCCGCCGTCATTGGTACCACCTTTGCCGCCTCCGCCGCTGGTTTTCGTTGGCGTTTGCAGCCCCTCAAAATATGACGACATACCCTCAATTTGTTCCGGCTTTAAAATGCCGTCGTAACCGGAGAACACGCCGTATTGGGCCATCTTGTCCGCAAGGCTGAGATTGTAATTGCGGTTGTCCGTATACTGGCTGTTTGCAAACGCCGCCGCGCGGTAATACTCGTCCTGCTGCGCCCGAGCAGTTTCAACAATGGAGTTGTCAACGCGCACAAAGTCGTCGTAAAGGGCCTGCGCCTTTGCAAGATTGCCGTCCGCGATTGCCTGGGCGATATCGTTCTGATACGCCGTCGAAAGCTGTGTGCGCTGTAATTCCAGATCGGCGAGCGCGTTTGCTTTCTGCTGCTGAATGTTGGACAAATTGCCCTGGAGCTGATTACCCATTGAAAGCGCGGCCTGTCCACCGGCTCCGCTGTTCAGCCCCGATGCCGCCGCTTGTTCGTTGAAGTTCGCTTTCTGTATGGCTGCTTGCGCCCCCGCGTCGTTCGCCGCCGCATAATAATACGCCGGTATCTTTTCGCCGGTCGCGTTGAGCGTGTTCATGTTCGTTTCATAAGCGGATTCCAACGCTTGCAGTGCCGATGCCTGTTGCGCCGCGTACATGTCGTTTATGTAGGATTCAGCCGAAGATGCAGACGGCAGTTTCCCCGCCGTATATCTCGGTTGAGTCGGAGTGACCGCGTAATACCCCGAGCCGTCCACGCCTCCTGAGTATCCATGCCGAGCACGTATACTCTCTGCGCCTGCGTGTGCCGCCTCCATGCCCGCAGTATCGCCCGCCGCCTGCGCCGCCGCATACTGCTGTTTATATGCGTTGACCTGCGCCATTTCCTCGGGCGATAACTGCGTGTCGTTGTATGTACCCAACGACTGATAACCCCCCGCATCTCCGGCTGTTTCCGCCCCCGCCCCCGCTGTGGGGGTTGACGAATAAGAGGCAAGCATATACTTGCTTTCTCCTGGCGTTGCCAGTGGTAACGGCGTGAGCTGCGGCTGCGTTTTGTTGGTGTTCAGAAGCGTCGTAAAGCCGCTGTATCCATCTTTATTTGCCCTCACTGATGGTGCGGCATATGCGTCATAAGCATCGCTCAACGCTTGATATGCATTCTCCCGCTTATGCTGATTAAAAATGTCCATGTATTCATCTTTTAGCGCCATATACTCACGTCCTCTCCAATTCATCCAAACGATGATGAATGACCTTGATCTGCTCTTCGATAACCGGTATACGCGCGGCAAAGTCGTTATGCTTGTCTACTTTCTTCTCAAGCTGCTCCAGCCGGTAGTTCGTCAGCTTCGCGGAAATGACAATTCCGCTTAACGACCCTGTCAGCGTCCCGATCAGCGCCAACACAGCAACCCAGATGTCCATTGACATAGCCTGCCTCCTTATCTCAGCTGATCAAGCAGATCAAGCTTTTCCAGGAGATTGTACAGGACCTTGGCCGCCGCCTCCCGGGTTAAAAGCTGACCCCAACCATAATTCCCATTGCCGTCGCCGTTGAAGATACCGGTCTCTGTCATTTTGTACACTGCCGCCCCCGCCCAATCGCTGTGTTTATCGCCGGTATCACTTACCGTTGTAAGGTCTTTTCTGATATCATCGATCGTCATGTCGTCATCCTCCTGTTGATGCAGCGGCATCATGGGCGGGTATTTTCTAGCCCGTACCATGTCGCCGGTGTATTTGCCGTGTTCGTCCCATTGAAAATGAGGCTTATCTACAATTGATTTCCAATCTCCGCCCCAGGTGAAACCCATTGCCCTGCCTAGCTTTGAAGTAAACGCCCAAAAAGCGTTGTTATCGTATTCATGGCCTTTGATGTTCTGGCAGATATCGAACGCAAGCCCCGCGTGTTGGGCATGGAAAGACGGCGTTTTCGCGTTTGAATGTCCGCTGTTGTAAGCCTCCAACTGTTCCGCGTCTGTCCGCGTCGTGCAAGTGACCAGCACCTTCCACCCGGCATCTGCGGCAAGCTCTATCAGCTTCCGGCAGTTCGCTGCAACGTCGGAGCGGAGAAGGTTCATGTCCCTGCTCATTCCGCGTCACCGTCGTTTTCAATGTCGATCTTGTCAACAACTTCCTTGATGGCCTGTACCGCTTTTGCGTCTATGTAACCCTCCATCACAAGGTATCCTAGAATCGAGGAAATGATCGTCGCCGCGCCCTCGGTCTTGTTATCGTAAATGAACAGCACAATACCGGTAATCACGCCGCCAAGTGCCAGAAGAAATTTTCTGCTGGATATCTTTTGAATAAATGTTTTCATGTTGCCCCTCCTAATTAGCGTCTACGTCCTTTTTGTCCGGCTTGTCCGGCCATGCATTGTGTTGGCTGAGATTTTCAAACAGAGATTTTACCGAATATACGAAAATCACCGCGATAATCTCTGTTATGACCAGCTTGGATACGGTTTCTACTACATTGACCTTATCGAACCATGCCAGTATGTAAGAGTACCATACCCAAGCTACCGAATTCATCAGCACAAACCACACAAGGCGCTTTGTGGTCGTTTTGCTCATGCCCTGTTTCCCCCGCCTTACAGTTAACAGCCGTGTAATATATGTCCACTTTTTCTACGCAGTGACAATACACAAACTGTATCCGCTCGTTATTAAGATCGTGTCGGTGTCCGCTTTGTACCGTGCATAGACAAGCGTGTTGATGAACCAGGCGCGGTATCTGTCCTGTGCTGCCGTGAGTCCCTGGGTGTCAAAAACGGTCATGATGTTGTTCGCTATGTATGCGCTCATATCTTTTCCCTCCAATTTTTTATGCTCCTGTTCCTAAGAATGGTACGACGTTCATTAAGAAGTCCGAAAATGCGCCGTCAATCATCTGAATTTGCTTGTGTAAATCTGTGTTCGCCTGCTCCAACTGCCGTATGATGTCCTGTCCTGTAAGCGGCGGGGCGGGTATCGCGGATTCTTCCAGGGCAATTTCAGCCTCCGTTTTCTCGACCGCCGAACCGTCAACAAGACGGTATCTATACACCCCACTGTCCGTAACAATGGGCTTGTCGAAGTAGTTGCTTTGCGCGTGATGGTACTTGTCGCCGGTTCCGCTGCCTATGGAAGTCCAGCCGGTAACGTCGGTCAAAAACGCGGAGGAATTGACGGCTATAATGTTCCCGCCTGCGTCCGTTAGAACGAATACGATGTATATATCCATTGCGTTCCTCCTTATAAATCAGCGGAAAATACTACGTCTGCCAGCGATACCGTGATAACGTCTGACGATGTAATTCCGTGTGACGATTTGGTTAAAACGCAGTGCAGAAAACCGGCGTAAGCTGTTGCGCTGGTGAATACAAAGCCTGTCTGCTCGACACCGGCTTTATACACAACAAACGAGCCGCTTGCAAATGACGGATTTGCTCCCATTGTTACTGGGACAGGCACAATTACGCCGACATTGCTTGTTGTCCTGTAAACGGCAGGAAGATAAGACAATGTGCCGGGAATCTTTATTAACCGCCTTTGGCATAAGGCCAACTGTTCGCCGTAATCGGCTGGCATGTCGTTCGCAAGGGTCGAAGCTGTGCCGTGTTCAACTTTCGCCGCTTTTAGCTTGATGTAATTTCCGGCTACGATCGACACGCTTTGCACGGCGATTTCGACGGCGTTGCAGTTTGCTGGTATCGCTGCCGACACTTGTATAACGCCCGTTGTGTTTACGGTCACAACGCCTTGCGATATGTACGCTCCGCTGTTTGAATACCGCACCCGAAGATTCCAGGTGCCTGCATATGCTCCGACATCAAAAGCCATCGTCAGATATCTGCCTATGTATGGCAAAGGATCTATGTCCAATTTCTGAATAAAGATATCCGCCACTGTGGTTGTAGAAGCCCCAGCGGTTATCGTAACGCCGTCACTGTCAATTGAAATTGTGCAAGCCCCATATGTTGTTGATGCAAGCCGCCATCTGTCAATTGTATATCCTGCACCTGTATAGCTGCTTTGCCCTCGCTGATTTACTGGGTTTCTAAAATCCCAATTTATCAGCAGATTCCTATTGCTGCCTCCCACTTGCGCCATGTTGTAATCGCCGCTTGCCGGAACAACCGCGCCCTGCCTGCCCTTGAAGGTGGCAACACCTCCCGGCCCCACCAAAAGTACATAGTTTGTGTTGTCGTTCGTCGGCGTAACGCCTGTGACTTGTTTCAGCGTGACGTAGGCAAACCCGTTGTATGTGACGATTGTACGCGCCGGATACGTCGTTGCCGCGCTGTACGCCCCGCCGATGCCCAAGCCTGCCGCGCCGAGCGTTCCGATTGCCTGCGATATCTCCGACAGCAACGTATCATTTATGTATGTCTTTATGTCGTTCGGCCCTTTGTCGAAGGTTGCCTTCAGAAGCGCAGGAGTCATACCCGCGTCGTCTGGCGGGTAGTTGTCCAATCTCTGGACGTTGTTTAAATCTGCCGTTAATTGTGTAAATGCCATATGCTCACCTCACATATCCCGTGTAACGTACCCGAATTTCCGCGTTCGTTATTGTTGCTGTCGTGTTGTTGGACGACGAACTGAACGTCAGCTTGTAAAAAGCAAATTTCTTCGTCTTTAATTTCAACCTGGACATTTGGGGCATTTTGCTGACGTTGAGCGATATATTCTCAAAATCCAGGTCAAGAAAGCTGAAAAAGCCGCTGTAAACTCCGCCCGTAACGCCCGTCTGCTTGTCCGTCTCAACGGTCACTTTGACCGCGCCCCGCGTTTCCGGTTTTAAGCCTATCCAAAGCATTGAAGAATTCTTCCGCATGTTCGCCGCGCCAAAATCCATACTGCCGCTTTCCCAATAAGCGTCAATAACCGCGCCGCCTGCGTCGCTGAGATAATCTCGGGAGAAGTGGCGGATATCGCCGGTGGTTGTTCCGAAATATACCTGGTCCTTGTAGTTGATTAAGCATGTAGCCGGGAAATTACGGTATACGTACCATGTGTCGTTATTGGTGTTGTTGACAAGCGCAACGCCGTTTTCAACGATGTAATACTCATGGTTCATCTTGTCAAACCATGCAACCGCTTTCGTCAAGTCCATGCTTCGGAGCGTCGTACCGATACGCTTTGAGATATTCACAGCGTTCCGCTGATCGTTCGTCACATTGCCGTAAGCCGCCGCAGCTTTCCATTCGTAGACGGAGCGCCCATCAAGCGACCGGGCATTGTTTTCCACCAATTGAACTTGCCCTAAAGCGGCGTTGCCCAGCCCTTTGTTAACGGTAGAAAGATAGAATCCCGCCGTTGTCCTGCCGTCGCTTAAAGAGATCGACCCGCCGTAATAGGCCGTGTATACGCCGTCCTCTTTGAAGCACAGTAGCCGCCCATAGTGCCGACACAGGCCGGTTATCGGCGTGCTGGATTCCCCAACTTTCATTTCGTTCATGTCAGGGAAATAGTCGGCGCGGGGCTGTCCGTCGTAATCCAGGCCGGAGTAAAACGCCTCGTTGGAGCCGTCGCCATAAATGAACACGCGGTTTTCCGTCGTACCGTTGTATATCTCCGCATACCGCATTGCCAAAACCTGAGAACGGAAATTCGGCATTGTATAGGTGACTTCTATTGTGTTTGTGCCGCTTGCGGGGTAACGTGCTTCTGTGACAACGATGGACGCAGGTGCAACCGGAGCAGTATCAAACGTAATCGTATTCGTGTTTATGTCATAGACATACGCCGTTGTCGCCGTGTCTCCCACAGTAACGCCTATCACATTCGCGTTGCTGTATGCCAATGTAAATTCCTTTTGCGTCCCCGTCCCGATGAACGTCTCAGTCCTCGTTGTACTGACAAAGGTTATCGTCCCGTTTGCCGTGTTGAACGAATAATCCGCTGACTTCGTATATGCAACGCCGGACACAAGATTTTTCACTTCGTCCAGGTTGGAGATGTTTTTTTCCGGCAGTTGAAATGTTTTTGCCGTACCGTCCGGCGAAAACCAAACGCGCCGCTGTCCCGTGAGCTTGTTTACCTGTTCCAGCACCGCGCCTCCGCCGCTTGGCACTGTACTGACGGCGACTAACGGGACGTAGCCCATAACGTCTGTAAACGTATCCGTCATTCCGTCCCACACCTTGTATTCCTTGCCGTTCATCATGTACACCTTGTCGTCAAAGCCGTAGAAGTGAACCGGGCTTGCGGTATTGACAAAGCCTCTGTCCGTCTTGCTCCAAACGCCATCTGTGTCGACGGACAGCGACCACAAGTGCGCGTTGCAGGCGGCAACGATATATTCCGTGCCGTTGATGTATCCGCTCCATATGCCGCGCACGGAGGTATCCGAAGGATTTGACGTTTTCGTCACCGCGTAAAAATCCCATGAGTACGTATCGTCACCGGCGTATTTGACTAAATTTCCCTCAAAGGCCCACCAAACGCCGTTGTTGTTATTCACAAAAAAGAAGTCTGTTATTTTGTAATACGCGCCATCAAACAGCACGTATTTCCCGATCATGTTCTTGTCGCCCCACAGATATAATTTTCCGCCTGTCAGAACAAGTGACCCGTTTGAAACGGATACAGTAGTATAGCAAGTCAAGCGATCCACGCCAAAAGCAACTATCTCCGTTCTTGAATTGATGTATACTGAACCGCCCGGCACCTGTTCGCCAACTGTGGACTGTGTAATCGTCAGCGGCCCAACTTGATATATCAGCCCCGTGCTGTCCTTCCAGTAGTATCCGTTCTGGCAGGATTGATAGTTGTTCCTGTTCATCGTAACGGCAGTACCGGACAGCGTAATAACTCCGCCAGTGCCGATGCTGATTGTCGGATAAACCTTGAACAATTCCGGCGGTACGTTCTTGCCGGTTTTGACCGCAGTTGATTCCGACGCAACGTTGAGCGAATATGCCGCCAAGAGTCCGGCGACGTTCCGTGAACCGGGGCGGATTTGCAAAGAGCCGTCGTCGGTAATTTTGAAATTCTGCATGGCTGCGGCTTCACCGATCTTTAAATCAGCGTCGCCGTCCGCGCACTCATTCAGTCCGAGCCAGCGCGGAATCTGTATTGTTTTTTCGTTTGCCGAAGCCGTGATTTTCGCCATATCATCACCATATTTCGTCAGCGGAATATTCGATTCCGCCGTACAGGTCTGTAATTGCCTCTGACGTTCTCGGCGTTTTATTGCCGTATTTCGCTATCAGCTCGTCGTACCTTTGCTGAAAGAAAGATGCTTTTGCGTCGTCCTCACCGAGCAGCAAGTGAGCAGCCAAACCATACGGCATGATCGACTGAGCAATGAAATCATCGAGCGTGAGCGTGTCCGAAAGGCTTGTTATATATGCTGCTATGGACCGTGTGCCTGCCGTTGTTGTCGCGTAAGTGTCGCTGTATCTATACAGCGCCGTTCTTTTAATGCCTCAAGCTCCTTTGACATGACATTGATCAGTTCTTTTTCCTTCACCCAGCTTTTCAGCTTGTTCTGCTGCTCCAGCTTTGTCAGCCTGTGGTCAAGGCGGATGCCAAAACCAAAAAGTATACAGAAAAGCAAATCAAGGGTAATTAGTATGATAATTTCCATCTTTAAACTCACGCCCTGTGCAGGCGCTCCTCCTTATGTATTCATGTAGAAACCTCAGCGACCATCAGCATGAACTCAGCGAAAACTGAAATACGCATTTGTTACCTCACCGCCGGTCATGTACTCCTCATATAACTCCTTTTCTTCTAACTCATATTGTTTTGTGCTCACGATTTCCGACGGACTCGTTCTGGATATACAAAAATATCGAAGCGCGTCGACTGCGTGCGTGACATCATGCGGCTCACGGGCACAATCATTGGGATTCACTTCATCAGCCTGGATCGCCTGTAAATCGCCGATTATCTCCCTGCAGCAGGGAAAAAACATCAATCCCGGCATACCGTCAGCCCTATCCATCAACATTTCCTTGATCTGCATATGGCCTTGCACCCTGCTGCTGCTGGATTTTACGATTGGAACTCCATTTGACAAAAAAAGCTCGGCCATTGTCTTTCCGGTATCCTTCTGCCTGCTCCACAAGTCGGGGGGGGCGAACGTCAGCACGATGTTTTCATTTGGCAGCGTGTTTTCGCATATAAGCCTAGCCGCCTCCGATACGATCATTCCCTGTCTTTTTATCTCTCTGTAGACGTAGCACCTTCCGCTGGAGTCAAGCGCAATCCACTGGCAGGCCAGCATATCAAGTCCATAGTCAATCGTTCTGTACCGTGCCCAGCTGTTCGGTATCGGAAAGGGCTTCATAACGTGCTTTGCTTCGCAAAATTCTGAGAAATACGCGCCCGAGAGGGCATTCCAATCACCGTAGCGGTACGCTTGCCTGATGTTTTCCGGGAGTTGAGAAAGCATTTGAAGGTAAGCGGGCGAGGATTTTAAAAGATGCGTGTTATCCTCGACGGAGGCAAAAATAAAGGTATAATCACCGGGGATCTCGTTCTCCTCCGGATTGTCAGGATTTGTCCTGTATACTCTGTCTATAAATAGCCGCTTGACCCAGCGGTGTCCAATACCGCCCGGGTTGCAGGTGATATAGAAGCGCTTCGGTATAGCGTTGACCCCGCGCAGGCAGCCTCCAAGATACCTGAATTCACGCTCAGTAAACTGCGTGGCTTCATCCATGAATATCCAATCATACTCCTGGCCCTGATACTCCTGTTCCGCTGCCGCACCTGCAAAATGGCCGAATTTGATGAGCGAGCCGTTTGTGAAATACATGGTGTGCAGCGTCCCATTGTAAGAGGCGGCTCGTTTATCCACCAGCCTCAGAATCGGCTCGATGTGGTTTTGCTGTAATTCCGGATACGTCCTGCGAACAACCAGGATCCTGATACCCGGCCACCGGACAGCGCCGCCAACAGCTTTAATCCTGATTGCGTGTGTTTTGCCGCCGCCCTTGGCCCCGCCATAGGCCGTATAAAGTGAACGGCTTTGATAAAACAGCGCCTGTTTCGGGTTCGGCTCACCCAAATCAAGAATAACCTTGTCTTTCAAACCTTCAACATAACCGTTTGCCATGATTTTTCCTCACGTCGTGCCATCGCCTCCTGCATAAAAAATGAACCGGCAGTCTGTTCGGATTTCTCCAAACAGTCCATCGGCTCAAAGGCTCTGTATAAAACTGATGTTACTTTACGAGATTTCGAGCATTACGGGAAGCCGGCAGGCTTTGCACCAAAGCTCGATTCCATGGGCTGCCGAATTGGCTGTGACTCTGCATAATCTCTTCCAACAGGCGGGGCATACCGCTTCATCAAGATGTATTACGGCTATCTGCGTATTCCCGTGTCCTTTTGTTTCAGCCATTCAATCCTCCTAATCAAAATACCCTTCGTCGTCCTTGATTCTCAATTCCACCGTCGCGGTCTTGCCCTCCGCTCCCGCTTTCACCCCCGCTCCGCTTCCAAATGCCTGCCGCGCAAGAAATATCTTTCCTGTCGGCGCTTTGTCTGAATCATGAATTTCACGAACGATGATGCTTTCACGCCTGAGCTTAGCCTTTTTCAGGCAATCCGAGAAGCCCTTGTGCTTTCTGTCCTCTCCCTTCAGATATCGCTCATATGTATCTCTCGTCATTCCCAGATGCAGAATTAAGCCCGCTTCATCAGGATATGTTTTGTTCGCATTGCACTTACAAAAATATTCGTCTATCTTCTCATCAAATTCGCTGATTGTTTTTAAACGTCCCGCCAT